AATAGTTTTATTATTGCCGCCGGCCATAGCACGTTCTTCAGCACCTTTAAAGATATCTTGAATTTGATCAGCAGTTAATTCCGCTTCAGCAAGTTTTGTATACTCTTCAAGTAATGGCCAAAGTTCACGTTCCCATCTGTTAAGATAAATCTTTTGTGTTTCAGTTAGGTCTTGATAACCTTCTGTAAGGATTTGTGAAGTTCTATTATTAGGTGTGTTAAGTTCGTAAAGTTTCATTATAGTAACGCCGCCAATCGTTTTTTATCAGGATCATTTAATAAGTCAAGTTGTGCTTGAATGTTTGGTGGAATCTCTGTAGCAGGTCCGCCAGCACTTCCGTTTTGTGTTGGAGGTGCTTTGCCATCTGGTGCTGTTGAACTTCCTGTTGCTGTTGCTTTATCAACTGCTCCTGTGTTAGTAGTTCCTTGTTTTGCATTAGCACTTGCGCCAGCGGCTGGTTGTGCAGTAGCACCTGCTCCGCTTGACACTTTTTTATTTGCTTGTACTGATTTTAATAGGATTTGATCTAATTCTTTTTTATTAAGTACCCCTTGTGCAGGTACTGCGTCTGTAGGATATTTTTTAGATTTTAACCAAGCACTAAGTTCGCCGGCATCAATTTTTGACATTGATTGCCCTGTAGTTCCCATGTAATTTTGGAATTCTCCACGCAATTTATTTGCTTCATCACCGGTATCTGCTTTACCTGCTAAGCCTAATGCAGTATCTTTTGCACCTACTTTAGCCAATCCTTTGGCCGCTAATTTGGTTAGCCCTTGTTTAATACCGCTTACAGGCGCCTCGTTTGTGGTTTGTTTTTTGGATTCCACTATAATATGTGATACTTTCATTAAATTATCCTTAAACGTTATGTAATACTATTTATACTTGATAAGTATTATTAAATATTTCTACGATGAGTACAAACTCTTACATTGTGGTTGCAAAACGAGAAATAAACAAAGCGTTCTCAGAACAGGAAGCATTTGAAATTGTTAGCAACCTTCAAAATATTAACCCCCACGAGGAATACGAGGTACTGGAAGTACATCCTCCAAGACCGAAAGGTTTAGGTAGAGATCCAGACCTGTACGATTAATCTATGAATAAAAAAGAAGTAGTTGAATTAGAGTCGGCGTTTCTAAAATTTATGGAACAAGCAGAAGAATTAGGATTTTACTTTACACGTGATAGTGAAATAACTGCCAAACACAATACAGGTACTAAGAATCAGATTAATACCGAAGTCAAACTCCGACCTAACGATTATCTAAAAGAACATAACAGTAAGTTTTAGTATTAGTAGATGTGCTAAAGCACATCTTGTTTTCGCTATCGCTCAAACACTATTTTTTTCTTTATTTGTTTAAGATTAATTGCGAAGCAATTTAGCATCATGTAGATAGTTGAGCCACAATTCGCCCGTTGCCGGACGAATTGAGTAATTTGGGCCATCATGTGAGTTAGCCTTCACCACACTGTTAAAGAAGATTACATATAATATGTACAGAGGCGGTAGATCGTCAACCCCTTACTTCAGCATTCGCAGTATCCACGGACGGCAGTTGTTCCTTAACAGTGCAAAAACACTTGCCGCGTATGTTGTATCTTTTTCACAGAGCATACATCTTTTATGCCTTTAGTTAGCATTATCCTTGTAACACACCAGTATCTGAATATGGTATCTCACATATCCTCAAGGTGAGTCGAGCATCCTCGACCAAACAGCGTTACTATGTCTTGCCTATTTTATTTTTTTCAACGCTTCTTTCAAGACTTTCGAACTTCCAACACGCACATTAATAATGCCGTTATAGTATTCATCAGTTTCTAAGACACGTCTATCGAATTGTTCTTTGGCTTCAAGATAACTTAATACGCCTTTGCTTTCACAGTAATATAAAATTTCTCTCGTGAACTTTTCTGGGCCTAATTTTTCTACATCTTCAAGTAAATGATCGGAACTACCCCAATAGTCTCTCCAATCAGATTCTACTTTGCTTCTGCGTTTGTTCTTTTTGCCTTTAAGTGGTGGGCGGGTTTTCTTGAATTTTGCGAGTTTTTTGCCTACATACTTACGATTGTTAGTTAAATTGGTTATGAGGTAGACAAAGCCTTCTATGCCTTCTGGGATTTCTGTTACTTCTTGTCCTTGATAAGTCCATTGCATATGGATACTTACCCGAGCCTACTGTGCCTTGGTGTCTTTTTTGGCTTCGTAAATATTTTTTACTTCGTCCATACGTATTTTAGCAAGTGTACGAATCTCTCTGAGCCATTTCCGAGTTTCTTGCATAGTGCGTACACCCTTATTGCGTTCAAAACGTTCGTTTGCTTTGAAATATTCTAAATACGCCTTAGTTAATTTGTCATGTGTGTCGTCTTGTATGCTCATTCTACTATATCAATATCGTTTGCATAACTTGTAAAGCCGTTTTCTTTTACAACTCTTAGTACATTTTGGACACGACCTTGCAGTTCGTCTTTGTGCGAAATCAAATAAATGTTTTTCTTGCGTTCTCTACCCATTTTCTTAAGAATAGCCAAACTGTGTTCAACACCAGCAGTATCCATACCACTGTCGATCAACTCATCAACAAATAACAAGTTAACATTTTGATATAGGCTTTCCCATACATCGCGGAATGCAAAACTTAAACCTAAGATAAGTCTATTACGTTCACCTCTACTCAAATTATCAAAGTCTAAGTCTTGTCCTAACTGTGTAATCATTACTGATAAATCGTTTTGGAACACAACAGTATGTGGCAATCCAATTTTATCTAAGTAATATGTTAGCCTATTGTTTAGATATGCAAGATTCTGTTCAATAATCTTTTTACGAATGAACGAATCTTTATTTGTTAAAAGTTTATACAAGAAGTTTTGATGTTCTTGCATTGTTGTAAGTTCGTTTACTATATCCCAACTAACTTCTTGGATAGCAGTTTTTTCAAGTTCTTCAATTTGATCAACATATGGATCAGTTTCGGTTTCTTTTGCCTTCAGTGCTTGTTTTAGATTGTCAACATTGTTTCGATGATCATATGCTTCTTTGGCTGTTTCATAAAATGTGTTAGGCTTTCCGTCTAAGTCACCTATCTCAGCCAACTTACCTTGTACTTTTTCAAACTTGGTATTAATCTCCATTAAGTATGTCATAGTTTCGCCATACTCTTCTTGAAGTTTAGTTTCAATTTCGTGTTTCTTTTCTTCGTGTAGGTCTTGACCACAAGCATGACACTTGGCATCGTTAAGACCTTCTAAGTCTTTTGCAAGTCTACTAATTTGTTTGTCTGTTTGACTTAAAGCACTTTCAAGTGTTGCACGTTCTTTTTCAAGATTAGTTTTGTGCTTGTTGTTTTCTTCCCACTTAGATAGTAGTTCGTGATTAGCAAGTTCTTTTTCAATGTCTAAATGTTCTAATTCGTCAATACCAGTTTGTAAACGATCACAATCTTTAGCATTTTGTTGTCGCCATGCACCTGATTTAATTTTTAAACTTTCAATAGTTTCTGCAACCTTTGAGTTTGCAGTTTGAATAGCATTTATTTTTGCAGTTTCTTCTGTAATGCCATCTCGAACTTCCTTTTGTTTTACTTTTAGTTGTTCTGCTTTTTCAGAAAGTATAGTAATACCTAACAACTGTTCAATGATTGCACGTTGATCGTTGGGTTTTAAACTTAAAAATGGTTCTGTGTAAGTGTTTAGTGCAACAAGGTGCTTAAACATTTCGTGACTCATTTGTAATAAGTCATCAATTTCTTTTTGTGTTTCTCTTGAGTCACCTTGTGACTCGTCTGTTATTTCTTTTTCTTCTTCATCAATAAAAAACTTTAGTACATTAGGACCACGGCCTCGTTCAACTCTATATTTTGTACCGTTTTTTTCAAAGTTAAGTGTAACCAACATACCTTTGCCGTTGGTTTTGTTAATTAAGTTGTTTTTTCTAATGTTAGTTAATGCTTGTCCGTATAATGCATAAGAAAGGGCATTAATGATAGTGGTCTTACCAGTTCCGTTTCGGGAGCCACTATCATCGCCTCCTTGATCAAGATTTTCACCTAATACAAGTGTTAGTTGTCTATTGCTGAAATCTACAGCCTGCGTTTGATTGCCAACGCTCATAAAGTTTTTTACAGTTAGGTCTTTGATCAGCATATCTTATAACTCATTATAAATGTTTAGTAGTGTTTGTTTGTTGTAATTTTCGCTTTCAATAGCATTAATTTCTTCTGCAACAATTTGATCAACACTTTCAAACTTTGTAATATCAATGTCTGTGTTGATTTGATCGTCTTGTAAACTTGGAATCAAAGTAATTTCACGACAGTTGTATTGACGTTGGAATTCTTCTTTGATAAAACTTGCCTCTTCGTAACTAATATTAATGTCAAGTGTTACTCTAAGATACATTTTATCTTTCATTAGTGTATCTTTTTGATCAATTAGTTGACTTAGTTTAACTGTGCGATACTTAGGACAGTTTTCCCAATCAAGGTATTGCGGTTCGCCGCCGTGTTCGAGGATCATCATACCTCTTTTGTCGTCCCAAGCATCTGCATAGTTGTGCGGAAATGCATTACCAATGTACGTTACATTTCCTTGTGTTTGCCTTTTGTGGAAGTGTCCACTAAAGACATAGTCTTGATGTACAAAATGTTTAGATTGAAGTTCGCCTGTGTCTGGCATTTGTACCATAGCATTCATATAAAAGTTTGGCAACTCAAAATGTCCAAACATATATTTGCTTTTAATTTTAGGAATCTTTTTCCATTCTTCACCTACAAGCCAAGGCACCATTGTACTATCACCAATTGTTGTAATCTCGTCAACAACAGTGATACCTTTAATGTGCTTTGCAAACTCTACAGATTGAATGTCTCTTTTGTCTTTATAATATAAGTCGTGGTTACCAGGAAAGTAAAAGAACTGTTCAAAAGACTTTCCAAGTTTTTCAAGACAACGGATTGAGTAATCCATTGTAACAATATTTAAACTGTTTCGATTATGATGCCAATCACCCATAAAGATGCCGGTTTCGCATCCGTTTTCTTTGGCTGTGTTTATATACCAATCAATAAATTCTTCACAGTCTTCGTTATGTGCTTTTGAATTAGATTTTAATCCAAAGTGAATGTCTGTGAATACTGCACATTTTTTAAACAAATTGTAATCCTCGAACTTTCCTATAAAGTGTACTTGAAAACTTGAACAAAGTCAACAAGTTATTCTCCGTTTTGTATTTTCTTTCTTTGATCTTCTACCTGTCGTTCCCATTCGCCTTGACTTTGACGTGTAAAACTTGGAGTCATATCATTCATTTCAAGAATGTCATCTCTTATGTTTTGATTACGTTTTTCGATGTTAATAACTCTAACAAACGAATTGGTAACTGCCGCAGTATAGTAAGCAAATGGATTTTGTGATTTAGATTCGTCAAACTGTAGTCCAATCTGTGTAAGTTGTAAGATTGCTTGTCCACGCATTTCATCATTGTAAGTATATCCACGAACGTTTCCTCTTGTTGCATAACGATCGCATAATTTCATCCACATCCGAGCAAGTTTTTCAGTAGCATTACCGCCACGTAAGTTAAACTGTCCGTTCTCCATACCACCTTCCCAATGACTTTTACCAACACATATTAAGTTATCTTTATCATCAAACTTAAAATGTTGAAAGGGTGGGAAATTTAATTTAACTCTACTGTCTGCTATAGTTTTTGGGTTTTTCTTACGACCTTTTTCTTCAGGAATATGATCGTATGTCATAATCCTAAAAATTAGTTCGTCTTTTGTAATCTTTTTGTAGTCGATAGCACAGTCTGCTTGTTTTACTTTTTCGCCAGCGGCTTTACGTGTTTCGTAGTCTGCACTGCTTAATCTCTTTGCTTTGTTACGTTTTGCTTCTGCGATTGTTCTAACGTTAATTTTGTCTACGCTTGGTAAAATAATATCATATTGATTGTATTCTTGGTCCACGAAACTGCAATAACTGTTTTTTGACTTGTGAATCTCTGCTAAAAGGTCCTTGTTGTTTAGATAGTTTACTCTTTTCACACTTTTTCTCCATTTATAGTCCTTATTATAATATACTCTGATAATTTTGTCAATAAATACTTGTAGTAAGGATTACCAAATAATATGTCAGACAACTTTTTTGATTTTAATGAATTTAAGACACCAGTAACAAGTGGTGACATAATCGACGCAACCAAATCACTTGCGGCCCAAACTGTTGATATTTTAGAACAAGGCGGCAAAGGATTTATGAAAGCAATACGTTCGAGAACAATTCCAAATGACGGGGAACCTGCACAGGTTGAACTTGCAAGTGCTTCTTGGGCACAAGATCCTAATTCAAAAGATTGGAGAGTCAAGTTAAGTGTTCCTCCGATTAAAGCATTTACAGACAGTCCTTACATTAGACGTTTGATTGATTCTACAGGAGGCTTGTGTTTTCCATACACGCCTACTATTATTATGAGTCATCAAGCAAGTTATAACGCAATTACACCAGTACATAGTAATTACCCTTTCTTTGCGTATCAGAATTCAAGTGTGGACGCAATGACACTTACAGGACAGTTTATTGTTCAAAACAGTTTAGAAGGTGAATATTGGGTAGCAATGTTACATTACCTACGTTCAATTACAAAAATGTTTTATGGTGCAGGATCTAACACAGGTTCTCCTCCTCCAGTTGTAAAATTAAATGGTTATGGAGATTATGTGTTCAAAGATGTTCCTGTAATTGTAACAAACTTTACTATTGATATGCCTACAGATGTTGACTATCTTGCTGTAGATCTTGATTTTGGTTTTAATGGCGGTAACACTATTAACACTATTACATCAAACACTGATAGAGCAAGAGTTGCTTATGTTCCAGTTGAAAGTCAAGTAACTGTAACACTACAACCGATCTATTCAAGATCAGAAGTTGAACAGTTTAGTTTAGACAAATTTGTCAACGGCGGATACATTGGATCCGGTAAGAGAGGATTTATTTAATGGCGGCATCAAATAATTCTCCTTGGGGGAAAACAAGACTTGTAAAAAATGAATACTTAGGTATTCTTCAAATACGTCCTGTTCCTGAAGAAGGAGATGATGTATTGTATGAAATTCAACCACAGTATCATCAAAGACCAGATTTATTAGCCTATGATATGTACAGCACTCCTAAACTATGGTGGGTGTTTGCACAAAGAAATATGGATTTACTAAAAGATCCAGTTTATGATTTTAGATCAGGTCTTTCGATTTACGTTCCAAAGGGCAGTAAATTAAGACAGTTGTTAGGAGAGTAGTATGGCTACCAAACCAACAGCACCTCCAGGCAGAGAACTAACTGCTACAGAAATTTCAAAACTGTTTGTTGAAGAGAACAAAGAGTTACTAAATTCCATGGCGGCAGGTGAATCAGAAAACACTGGCACAGAGAAAATGCTTGACAGTGAAGATATTAATCCTAATGCTAACAAAACAGAAACAACAATGGAAGAAGATAATACTGCAACACAGAAAACATCTTCACCAGTTCCAGCAGTTAAGGTAACAATACCTCCACAAAAAACTGCATACACAGCAGATGGTAGAGTGCTATCATTACCTATACCAAATCCATTAAGAAAATTTGCAAGTTACAATTACCGCATTGGGTTATATGCACTAAGCAATGATGAAATAAACAATCCTGACGAAACATATAGAATTAGACGTCCTGCTGTAGGAATATTACAGAGTGGAGGCGGACTTGGAGATTCTAAAGTTTTAACAGCATACGAATCAGATGGTAAAAAAATAGAATTTTATTGCAATAACTTAGAAGTTGAATCATTAATTTCTCCAAGTAGAAAAAAAGGAACAACTAATGCTGTTGGGTTTAGATTAGAAATTATGGAACCTTACAGTATGGGGTTATTTTTACAAACTCTACAATTAGGTGCATATCAAGCAGGACACGAAAACTATCTTGAATCTCCGTTTTTATTAGTTTTAGATTTTGTTGGTTTTGACAATGACGGAAATCCTACAGAAGTTCCTGAAGCAACAAAGATGTTGCCCTTTAAACTTGTAGGCAGTGACTTAGAAGTTACAGCAGGAGGAAGTTCTTATGTCGTTGAAGGTGTTGCATACAACGAAGGAGCGTTAAAAGATGCTACACAAAGTATTCCTTGTGATGTTACCTTGGTTGGTAGAACACTTGAAGAATTATTACAAAGTAGTCCAAAGAGTTTATCCACAGAACTAAACAAATATTTTGGTAAAAAAGCATTAGATAAAACTATTACAACAGCAGATCAGTACTTTGTTGTGTTTCCAAAAGAACGTGCAACAAAAGGGTCATTATCTTCATCATCAAGCGATGGCGGTGCAGGTGCAACGACTCAAAAACAAACAGGCGGCAAGATAAGTGTTAGCAGTAATTCTGCAAAAAAGAGCAGTACCGCCGTTGCATCTCTACAAGAACTTTATGCTATGATTAAAGGTGGCGACCTACCAGAAGACTTTAACTTATATACAAACGAAAATTTGACATTGGTTCAAACAACTTCTTTAGGACAAGATATTACAGACAAACAAACAGGTTCAAAGAATTCTAACTCAATTGGAAATTCTAAAATGTTTAGGCTTGAAGAATTAGGTAGTACAAGTCAACCATTTGGTGATGCAGGATTCACCTATGACAAAGAAAAAAATGTTTGGTCACGTAGCAACGGGCAGTTACAGATTGTTCCAGGCCTTGGTGAAATTAAGTTTACTCAAGGAACAAGAATACAAGATATTATTGAAGAACTTGTTATTCTAAGTGACTATGGTAGAAGTATAGTTGATGCACCAGCAGACTCGTTAGGGTTTAAAGATTGGTTTAAAATTGACACACAGGTGTTTAATATTACTGACAAAGAAACAGAAAAGAAAACCGGTCAACCTCCAAGAATTTATGTGTTTAGAATTTTACCTTACAAAGTACACGAAGCAAAATTTTTATCACCTGACAAAATACCATACGGTATTAGAGCATTAAAAGCACAGGTATGTAAAGAATACAATTATATCTACAGTGGCAAGAACGAAGATATTCTTAACTTTAATATTAACTTAGACAACAGTTTCTTTAAAAGCATTTCGCCAGGTGTATTACCTAAACAGAATATTGCTGATGCAACCAAAGAGGGAGAAAACCCACACGAAAAAGTTGAGCAAACTCCAGCGGATAATGATCAAGTAATTTCTGGCAAAACTCAAGCAGTTGTTGAAAACAATTCAAGAGCCGCAGGTGCTGTAAACGTTGATGATATGCGAGTTGAAATTGCAAGACGTTTCAATGATGCCATTGTAAACTCCAACGTTGACTTAATTACTATTGAGATGGAAATTTGGGGAGATCCTTACTATATTGCTGATAGCGGTATTGGTAACTACAACTCAGAAAATACAGAATTTATTAACATTGATGCTGACGGAAGCATAGATTACCAATATGGTGAAGTGGATATACAAATTAATTTTAGAACACCAGTTGATTACAAAGCCAACGGTATGATGGGATTTCCAGATGAAACTATTGCAGTAGATGCCTTTAGTGGATTATACCAAGTAACTATAGTAAAAAATTCTTTGTCAAACGGTGAATTTAAACAAACACTTGAATGTGTTAGAAGACCTAATCAGTATACCAAGAAAGCCACTGCACAGGCAGGCGAAAAAACAGCACAAGAAATTAAAGTTGACAGCGCCGGCAGGATACAAGGAGGAACATAATAGATGGGACAAGATAAACGTACCGCTGGCAGTGAAGTCCATCTTAGTTATGGACCGTATATTGGTCGAGTTATTGGACACCTTGATCCTAATTATCAAGGGTCGCTTGAAGTACAACTATTAAAATTCAACACAAGTAACAACCAAGGACAAGAAGGTCAGACATTTAAAGTTAGATATGGCGGTCCTTTTGCAGGACAAACACCTGCGTCAGCAGTTACTAAAAATGATGGATACAAATATTCGCAACAAAGTTATGGTATGTGGATGACACCGCCAGATATTGGCACACAGGTTATTGTTGTGTTTATTGAAGGACAAGCAAACCTGGGTTTTTGGATCGGTTGTGTAAGTGACAACTACATTAACTTTTCAATGCCTGACAGAGTTGCAACAAGTTTCTATGCAGGAAGTCCTACAGGCCAAGGAGCAAAATTATCCGTTGGTAACACAGGCAAAGCAGTTGTAGGTGAAATTAACAAAAAGAATCTCGCAGACAACAAAGGTAACGACCCAACAAAATATAAAAAACCTATCAATGAAGATTGGATGGATATCCTTTGGGGCATGGGATTAGATTCAGACGGAACAAGAGGATTAAGTTCAGCAAGTGCAAGACGTGAAGTACCAAGTATGGTATTTGGTATTTCAACTCCAGGACCATATGACAAACGTCCAGGTTATGTTAAAGCCAAATACGGTGCCTCCGGCACACAAGCAGATATTCCGTTCGGCCGCCTCGGCGGAACGCACTTTGTTATGGACGACGGTGATGACAAATTTTTACGTAAAGGTCCCGCGTCTACAACTGGAAAAGAATATGCAAGTGTAGGCAAAGGCGAAAAAGATGGTTTGCCACAAATACCAGCCAATGAGTTAATGCGTATCAGAACAAGAACAGGACATCAAATACTGTTTCATAATTCAGAAGACTTAATACGTATAGATCACGGCAGTGGTAACAGTTGGATTGAAATGAGTGCTAATGGCAAAATTGATGTGTATGCAAAAGATTCAATTAGTATCCATACTGAAAATGATCTTAATATTACTGCTGACAGGGATATCAATATGCAGGCAGGTA